CTCCAAATCAAGTACCGCACAGATTATCGACAACATTTTACATGTTAGTCTCGAACCTGCGAGTATTCGAGTAGGGAAGGCATTAACGATAGCAGAGGAGCTGGTGGCGGCTCTGAGTACTTCAGATGCTGCCACCGACCAACTCCCCTGTACCAATAAGGGGGGTGAGGCGAATGGTACGGCCTCGACCACGTCCCGTCCTCTGGCACTAACACATCCTTCCTTCGATGAAGTAATTCAAAGAAGGCAGCGTATGTTGTACCTACTAGAAAAGTCAGTTAATAGCTGTTCTTTTCCAGACGACGTAAAATCCGTGATCTCAGGTTGTTTCGAGGTAATTATTGATCTATACCTCTGTTACAACTTTGATTGTGACTTATTTTCTGATAAACAGATCACCAAATCATTTGAAGACACTTTCGTACATGTCCACAAAGCTTTGAGCTGTGGAGTCACATGGATGAAGTATTTCAAGTATAAGACTGCTAGTTTCTTCTCTGCTTGGATGGACCAGCCACAACCCGATAACAAGGGTGTCAGCTACGGTAATTCCAAGTACATCTTAGGAGGAGTATTCTACGATTATACTCGTAAAATAATGGCTTCGGAGGCGAAATACTCCTTTCTCAACAGTGTTCTTATGTTGAAAAAAGGTATGCCTCGAGCAGATGATCAAATGGTTAAAGCAGCAGAAAATGAGACGTTCATTAAATTGACTACCATACCGAAAAATAATAATAACCGAAGTGTTGAAATTAACACAGTAATTCCTTTATCTTATGATTTAGGGACGAAAGTTAGATCTTACACGGTCAATCTTGAAACCTGCATTGCGCAAGTCAAGAGAACAGTAAGGGAAATCTTCACAGGTCATTGTATAGGTCTTAATGATCTTACCAGGCCATATGCGCCTAGTTCATCTTCGAACTACAACAATACGAGAGGTCGTTCAGGGACTTATGGACATTCAGTAATGATGTCTAATAAGAACAAATCCTTTGACTTCCAATCCGATTGGTTCAAGGTGGATAATGTGCATGTTTCTGGGTACGAAAGTGAATATTATGACAATGATCGGCGTACTGCTGATCTCGAGTCAAATTCAAATTATTCTAAATATGTACCCGGCCTAGGCGTTAAACTAGACCGATTTCGGTGTCAATTTAAACAGTTTTACTGGAAGAATGTTAAGGCAGCGCTAGAAGAGGAACCAATTGCTGTTCCCCTAGGGCTTAAAGAGGCCTTAAAGGTACGTGTGATAACTAAGGGACCACCTTTAACATATTTCGTTATGAAACCTTTTCAACGATTTATGTGGTCGGTCTTGAAGGAACATCCTTCATTCCGTTATATCGGAACACCCATCACACCCGAACTCTTCTTAGAAGACTTTCCAGAAGAATCCATGGGGATGAGTGGAGATTATGAATCTGCCACAGATAATCTCAATCCAGCGTTGACGAATGCTGCGATTGATGCTCTCTTTGAACTGATGGAGGAGGAGGTTGGATACTCTTTTGAAGTATTTCGACTCCTCTGCCGTAAGTCCATGACAGGGCATGTGATTCAGAACCCTCATGATGATACTGAGTTCCTTCCACAATTGTGGGCTCAGTTAATGGGAAGTATAAGTTCCTTTCCCTTTTTAAACATTCTTAATGCATCTTGTGTCCGTTATGCGTATGAGGTTGCCCACGGAATTTCTATTTCGTTGCGAGCCTTACCCTCTACTTTTAATGGGGATGATGTGTACTGTCAATATAAGTCGGAAACTTTTCCAGACTGTTGGAGGACCATTGGGTCCTTCTTTGGCCTGTCAGAGTCTCTTGGCAAGACATATTTTTCAAGAACCTTTGCGGTTATGAATAGTATGATGCTAATGAGAGAAGAAAGTCGTTGGTCGCAAGTACCCTATATTCATATGGGTTTGCTTCGTGGTCTCCGACGGTCCTCTGCTGGTGATCCAGTACATGACGTCCTCGAGCTTGGGACTATACAAGATGAGCTAATTCAATTTGCACCTCCCGAATCCGTACCTCTTATGAAGGAGTTTTTCCTTTATATGCATGGCACTAAGCTTAAAGCCTCTAATTTGGCATGGTTTATTCCACGTCACTTAGGTGGTCTTGGGTTGAAAGGTGTCGCTGATGCATGTGATCGGGCTCAGGCTAACAGACTTGCTAAAGTGTTAGCCGAGGGTTATCAAATCCCTCCATTACGTATTGCGATGAATTGGCATACATATCAGGTTCAATTCGAAGAAATCAAACGTTTCTCTGGTAACGTAGTTACGTACCATTTTTATCGTGAGATGTCCTATGAAGTTGATGAAGATATTAATACCTTTTTCCTCTACAAAGCGTGGAGGGAGAATATTTATATTATACATCAGCAAATGAAAGATAATCCGGATGAAGTGAAACGATCTCTAAGAAGATTGTATGAGAAATCTCTGAAATCAAGAATCGATCCGATTACTGGTAAAACTGTTCCTCCGACAATAAAAGAAGCTCCTCTAGAAATTTTAGTTTTTAGAAAAATAGAGCGAGTTTTCCCGTTGTTTGAGTCTTTTGAACGACAATTTGATCCGGGGACTGGTATCCGGCCATCTTCGGCTAAGGTTACCACAAGTGGAAAGTCCCTTTCTCCGCCTATGTTAGGGTATACTCTCTTCGAGAGGACTCCTAAATGCTATAAGGATCCTTCACAATATCCACACTTAAACGTGTCTGAAAAGACTTTCGTTGAGAGTATGGAGTGTAAAGAATGGGTCGATAGCTTTAAAAAGAAAAACATAGACAAGAAAGGTTTGTCACGTCCGAGCTACAAGAACATAATGAAAATGTCATTCTCTCCTTTGACCCCTCAAGATATGAACCAAGAGGAGCCGGTTATATACCCGGTCCGAGAGATAACAAGCGACGATCTTCCGATCGAAGCGATTCAAGATGATGCACTTTACCATGCATCTGTAGCTGTAGATAAAAGACAGTAAACACAGGCTCACATGCTCATCATCATGAGATTGTGCTACCTATGTCAAGAGGTTCGATGGGTATGGCAATGTTTCGATGCTATTGGAGACGTCTGATAGCGGAATCTTTGTTATATCGTGCCTATACTTG